GAATGGAGGTTAGTTAATGGCTAAGAAAGAAATTCATATAGACTGTCCTCAATGCGGAACTCCACTTGATATTGAAGAAAATATTGAAGATGAATCAAGTCAAAGTAATACTGTTTGGTGGGATACTGGTGATAAGGTAGTATTGATTCCTCGTGAAATGTTGAAATATCTTGAAGATTCGCAAGGAGTATTAGGATTTAGCTAAAAATATCGGACCCCTTGGGGGATCCGAACAAAAAGTAAATGAGACATTATAAAGTCAACAAAGTGCAACATGTAGTTTTTGATTCAGAGGATGAGGTACCTTCAGACGTTCACTATTTAAGGAATTGGAGGGAAGCATCAATATCTGATTGGGTACTTACCGATGATGGTGGCATCATTCAGATCTTAAGGAAAGGTGTGATGCTTAAGCCCAAAGGTAAGGTGCGTAGAGTTACGTACTTAGGTACATGTACTGGAACATTTGTAGTTTCTGATAAAGTAAAGATGGACACTTCTAGAAGGATTAACATTTATAGCATAGGAGGAAACATTGAAAGAAACGAAAGAATTGATGAAAGAAAAGAGTTATCTACAAGAGAAGAATTATTTGTACAATATTTATCTAGTGGAATGGATCCAAGGAAAGCGTATCTTAAAGCCTTTCCTACCAATAATCCTTCTTACGCTGGCATGCGTGCAGGGCAATTGGTTAAAACTAATAGAGTAAGGAGTCGAATGAAAGAAGAGTTAAAACCGTATTTGGAAGCATTGGATTTAGACGAACATTACGTTTTATCAAACATTAAGGAGGTAATCGACTCTTGCGACAAGGATGACACTAAGCTAAAAGCCTTGTTTAAGTTAGCAGATATCATGGATATGGAAGATAAAAATAAAACCCAAGTTACAACAATGACAGGTGCTTTATTTCAAGGATTTACACCTGAAAAATTAGAAGAGGTTGAAAGGCCAAAAGAGATACCTAGCGGTAGAGATAACTAGTTTTCATGGGAAAAGAAGAAGCGTAAATAATGGATTTTATACGAGATTTCTGGCCTCAGCTTATTACGTTTATAATGGTTGTAATGGCTTTTACTACCATGAGAGTAGATATTGATGTCCTTAAGGAAAAGGTAAAGACATTATTTGAACTATGGAATAAGGAGAAAAAATGATAAAAATAATCATGCTTTCGGCATTATTAAATACAGGAGAGATAATCGCCCTTCCTCCAGCTCCTACAAAAGTAGAAGCTAGAAGACGTGGCAAAGGACCGAAAGGTAGAAGGCGAGGTGGTAGTGGCTTACGGTAAAAATATCAACATTCTTGATGTTATAACAGCTGATAAATCAGAAAAACATTCTCAGGCTAAAAAGGCTTTATCTGAAGAAAATCCTTTAGCAGGAGGCTCTTTTGAAGATGGTACATATTATTCAACTATACTCCCTAAGGATGAAGATAAAACTCCTTGGACTAAAGAAGCTTCTATAATAGTTAGAAATGCTGCTCAGCATAATGCTAAAAAGAGCGATATACTTAAAGCTCAGAGATATTTTACAGATATAGGATATATGCATGAATCTGAAATAGATGGATACAAGGGTCCACAACTACAGGGAATGATAAAAAGATGGGGACTAAATGCAGGGATTTCTGTTGAAGCTGTAAAAGATGCTGTAAGTGATTTTAAGCTTTTTGATTAATGAAAAAAACACCAGAACAAAAGATTAGAGATTACTTTAAACAACCTAAATGGCTTGCATTAACTAAAAAGCAAAAAAAGGAATATGTCGAATATAAATCTAAATAATATTTCTAAGGCAGAAGAAGAGCTTCAATTAGCTTATAAAGATCTTATAGCTTTTGGGAAGCTTTTTTTACCTGATGATTTTTGTAGATCTGAAACTCCTTTCTTTCATTATGAGGTTGCAGATGCTTTACAGAATGCAGATCTTAGGCAACTTGCTGTTATCCTCCCAAGGGGTCACGGAAAGACTGTTCTTACCAAATGCAATATAATGCATAACTTCTGCTTTACAACTGAGCCATTGTTTTACGGATGGGTAGCTGCAAGTTCTAAGATTTCTGTACCTAATTTGGATTATATAAAATATCACATAGAATTTAATGAAAAGATAAAATACTATTTTGGTGATTTAAAAGGAAGGAAGTGGACTGAAGATGATATCGAGCTTAAGAACGGTACGAAACTTATTTCTAAGAGTAATCTATCTGGTATTCGTGGTGGTGCCAAGCTTCATAAGCGTTATGATCTTATTGTTCTTGATGATTTTGAAGACGAGAATAACACTATTACTCCTGAATCGAGGTCGAAAATATCCAACCTCGTTACTGCTGTTGTCTTTCCTGCACTCGAACCGAAAACAGGCCGACTCAGAATAAATGGAACTCCAGTACATTATGATAGTTTCATACAAAAGATTTTAGTAGGACATGAACAAGCTAAGAAGGAGGAGGAAGATTATTCCTGGAAAGTAATTACATATAAGGCTTTATTAGATGACGGTCAAACTTTATGGCCTTCATGGTTTGGTCATAAAGAGATGGAAAGAAAAAAGAAGTTTTATCAGGATTCTGGTACTCCACAAAAGTTCTATCAAGAATACATGATGGAAGTGCAAAGTGAAGCAGATTCAATATTTAATAGAAATCATATAAAATATTGGGATGGGCAGTTTATTAAAGATCCTGATACTGGAGTAACGTTTGTAGTTCCTGATGGTGATGATCCCAAGCCATGCAATCTTTTTATTGGTGTAGATCCAGCTACAGATTCTGCAAGACGTAATTCAGATTATAGTGTAATAATTGTAGTAGCAGTGACCCCAGATAATAATATTTATGTTTTAGATTATGTAAGGAATAGGACGCTACCTGTTCTAGGTATAGAGGGTACAGGCCAGAAAGGGATCGTAGATTATATATTTGATTATGCCAAATTCTATAAGCCAACCCTCTTTACAATTGAAGATACATCAATGTCGAAACCCATATTTCAAGCAATAAGGGCTGAAATGAGACGTAGGAATGAATTTATTATTCCTTTTAAAGAAGAGAAGCCTGGGAATAGAATGAGTAAACGTGATAGAATTCAAGAGATATTGGCTCAAAGATTTGCAGTAGGACAAGTTCATATTAAGAAAACTCAATATGACTTACATAGAGAGATAATGACTTTTGGGCCAAGAATGGCTCATGATGATACAATAGATGCTTTAGCTTATGCATGCAAATATGCACATCCCCCTACAGGAATGGCAGAATCTAAAGATGGATGGTATAAACAAAAACCAAAGGCTAAATCATGGATAACCGCATAAAAATAAAAATGGCAAGACAATTAGCTGAATGGCTATTGAAAGATTTTGAATTAATAATTGATCCACCAACAGAGGAAGATATATGCCAAGTTTTGGAAAAACATCAAGAAAAAGATTAGGAACTTGTGATGAAAGATTACAAAAAGTTTTTAATGAAGTAATTAAATACGTAGATTGCTCTATATTAGAAGGGCATAGAAGCGGAGAAAGACAAGATAAACTATATGATGAAGGCAAAACAAAAGTTAAATATCCTAAAGGACGTCATAATAATAACCCCTCTCTTGCTGTGGATGTGGCGAGGTACCCTATTGACTGGGATGACAGGGAAAGGCATACCCTTTTTGCTGGGTTTGTTATTGGGATTGCTCGTGGAATGGATATAGAATTACGCTGGGGTGGCGATTGGAATAGAAATTGGGATACAATGGATAATAGATTCGATGATTTCCCTCACTTTGAAATTTATGAAAAAAAGAATTAATATAAGCGTGTGAGTGCTTACAAGGAAAACGAACAAATGAATTATGTTATGGAACATGTTGTTCGGCCTTTGTATATTAGGGGTAGTTAAATTTGGTGATTACATCAGTGATGACTGCCTTCAGGCGGGGTACGCTTGTCCAAAAATATGTGATGTAGATCACAAACACTATCCAAGAGAGGAATGTAATGGCAAGAAAAAAGATAAAAAAAACAAAGAATTCAGGAAAGAACAGAACGAAGAGTCCAAAGAAATCGAACTCGCCAGTGAAAAATTACAAGTATTAACAAAGGATTTAAATAATGGCAAAACAAAACAAAAGAGTAGACCAGATTCGACAGTTGTTCAATCTGTCGAATAGTTATACAAGAAAACAATGGCAACAAATTAATCAAAAAGGTTATGAGTTTGCCCACGATGAACAGCTACAACAATTAGAAAAGGACTCCCTACAAGAGCAAGGGATGCCTACTTTTATTATAAATAGGATTCTTCCTGTAGTAGAAATGCTTAATTTTTATGCTACTGCTAATAATCCAAGATGGCAAGCTATAGGTATAGAAGGTAGTGATTCTGATGTAGCATCTGTATTTTCTGATCTTGCAGATTATGTTTGGCATAATTCAAATGGTTCTACTATGTATAATAATGCCATTAATGATAGTGTTACTAAGGGTATTGGCTATCTTTTAATTACTGTAGATAAAGATGCTGATAATGGTTTAGGTGAAGTAGTCGTACAGCAGCCTGAACCTTTTGATGTTTATATTGATCCTAAATCAAGAGATATGCTCTTTAAGGATGCTGCTTATATAATGGTTAGAAAAGTATTGCCTAAGAATCATTTAA